GTTAGCGTTTAAGTCCAAGAAGAACGTGCTTGACGCAATCATGTGCGACGCGGTACCAGAAGACTTCCTAGCCTTAATACCAAACCTGCTATTGGAACCGGCTATATCCGTTCCGTTCTTTCTAAACCAGACATCAAAGTCCTGAGCGTCGTTAGTCGTGTTCTTTACCTGAACCGAGAACGCAGCAGAGTAAATACCTTTGTTTCGGACATTGATTCTATTTGTGTTGCTTAGATAAACACCGTTAGACAAGTCCTCGGTGTCAAATGACATAATGTAAGCATCCGACAGCGTTGTAGCCGCTTGGTCGGTGTTGTCCTGAAACGCACCGTATGGGGCAGAATCTGCCTCTGCCGCATCCGAGAACGGGATAAGTACAATTTTTGTATCTACGGAAATACGCTCGTCTACTAGGGTAGTCGTGGTCGCATTGCCCGTGGCAAGCGTAATCGTCCCCGTATTGTTGGACTTGCCGTTCATCAGGTTGTTGACCACCTCGGAAATATCCCTTGGTGTCCCACCTTGGTACGGTAGAACTCTAAACATTAGCGAGTACCCGCTTGCTGAATCTCTACGTCTACCCCGATGGCAGACGACCAGTTGTTGCCTGACGGCTCAAGCCTTACCCTGTGGTAACGCCCGTAAGAACGAACACCAACGCGGTTCTCGCTATTTGCCGCGGTAACCGAAGGGAAGGACAGGGTCGCGTTTAGCTGCAACCTAGACTCCACGGCCACCGAACCAGAACCGTTGTCAACCAATGGTTTTACAAGGGTAATCATGGACTGATTCTGGTCTGCGGAAATATCTGCCGTGTCAATCAGCGCGGTTTTTGCTGGGCCGGTAAAGGTAATGATTTTAGCCCCCGTAACCCCTGCCAACTGCAACTTGCCGCCGAGCCATAGACGCGAGTCTAGGGGCGTTTGCAGGGCATCTAGCGAGGCAGAGAAGTTATCTAACCCGTCAAGCGTGACTGCCGGTGTGGAGCTAGAAGCGATTCTGTTTACCGTGGAGTCCGCGTAAGCCCACCGCTTTGTGGGGACGTGGTACATCAGGATTCGGTAGGTCAGGTCTGTGCTTGAGTATCCCCACATCACCAAGTTCTTGGACGGGTCTACCGCCACACTCATAAGGTCTAGTTCTGACTCCCTGAGTGTTGTAAAAAAGTAACGGTTTACCTTCTCCGCGCCGATGTTGACGATTTGCTGTCCGTCACAGGCGTAAAAGCCGTCATCGGAGAGGAAGTAAGTAATACCTTGCCATTGGATGACCGAGTTGGACTCGTAGCACCCAAGGTTTCTAGAGATGTTGTCAAACTGGAATATGAGTGGAGTCCCAACGTAGGACATCCGATAGATGCTCCTGTCCATCAGGACAATACCGAACTCGCCACCCGTAACTCCCTGAACCCTGCCGCCGTCAGGAATGTTCTGAAAGTCTGCCTGTGTGGTGGCAGATACAGCCCAAGTCGTCTCGTTGTTGATGCCAGACCATTGCACCCTAGTTGGGTTGTCTGTCTGGTAACCAGTAACCACGAAGTCCCGCACCACGGTCACAAACTTGGCTTTGGGCGCGTCCGAGGACAGATTGGCAAAGTTTACCGTTGTCGTTAGGTCGTAGGCTTGCAGGGTGTGTGCCTCTGTTGCGCCGATTACCTTGTTGCCAAACTGGGTGAACTTCCACATTGTCGCGTTTGTGTAGGTCGTTGCCGACACGTCGTCTAGCGAGAAATCAGAGGAATCTAAAATGTACAGGCGGGTTGTCCCAGAGGCAAAGACCTTGGTGGTTCCAGCCACATCCCTTGCGGCAACCACGTTTGTCAGGTTCTGGGCTGCCGAGTCGGAATAATCTTCCTCAGTTGGGAACGGCCCGTAGCCAACGGCTCTCGGATAGCAGTTCTTAGCCGTGGTCAGCGCACCGATAACCCCTGGCTGGTCAGGTAGCCACTCTCCAAAGGTAACTCTTGTTATTGCCATGTGTTACTTCCCGAAGATTGTTGTGTCCAAATATCGTTTTGGGCGTTAATTGGTGTCCATGTGTCCGAACTGGTTGATGCCTGTGTCCATGTGTCGCTTTGGAAATTAGCCGCAGTCCATGTGTTTGGCTGGTCGGGTACTAATACCCACTCCTCGCCAAACTTGTAAAGCGTGCAGGTAAGCTGTGCATTACTTGCCACCTGCCCTGAAACTGTTGAAATAAACGCGGCAAGAGCATCCAAAGTGCCTGTCGCAACGACATCTCCGCGAACATCAAAAACCAAACTTGCGGTTGTCGCTAAGAACCCTTCTGCCGTTATAGAACCGTCTACAAGGCGAAGTCTTACCGCGTCTGATACTAGGTTGCCCGAGGCGTTAATCGCCCCTACAACGTCCCGTAAACGCGCCGCAACAGCACTTACCGAACCTGCGGCAGAAATACTGCCTACGACACTTGTAATTCTGTTTGCTAAAGCACTTACTTGTCCGTTGGCTGTGATACTACCATCAACCGTTCTTGTGCGTTGCGCTACGGCAACAACCTCACCAGATGAGGTAATAATTGCGCCTACTAACTGAACAAGACTGCCGCTTGCTGATACGGTTCCAGCACCATCAATCGCACCCTCAACCGTACGCAAAAGCGTACTACTTGCTGAGACCTGTCCGTTGGCCGTGATTAAGGCTTGGGCTGTCTCAAAGAACTGCGCCGCAGCATTTACAGTCCCAGTTCCGGTAATGTTTTCTGGTGCGTAGACTAGGCATATTTCCGTATCCGCAGACTCCCAGATTGGGTCGTCTAACGAGAACGCAAGGCTATCAATGCTGGTGCTAAAGTAGTCTAAAAACTCTAGCGTAAACGGGCCTTGTATCCCGCACTCCATCCAGTTCGCGTCTAGCGAGAACGGTAATGAATCTAGGCTTCCAAAGCGGTCTAGTTCTTCAAGGGTTAATAGTGGCTTACCTGCTGTCGGAGCAAAGGACGCGCCAATTACTCCTGAACCTAGTGGCGCAAATCCGAACATTGTTTAGGCTCCTGTCTCAACCCATTGCTGAGTGTTCTCGTCCCAATTGTAAGTTTTCCCGTCTGTCGGGTAAGGCGTTGGCGCATCCCACAAACAAGTGTTTTCATTCAGCACCCAAGACGCATAAGGCTTTGGCGGCATGAACGCATCGCGTACATAGTCGTAGGTGTAACCGATACCAGCGTAATTCTTACGAAGCGGACGACCTTCTGGGTGTTGACCGCCACGGGTGTTATAAGAGGTTTGAACCCAAGAAGTTCTATCAGGCAACGTATCAATAAAGTCTTGTTCAGCAACAATTACTTGTTCAACAATGCCCTGTGCATTAACTCGTGCAAAGTGACTCATGCTGTGTACGTCCCTGAAGAAGTAAATGTGTGGATAGTGTTGCCTCCACTACTCGTTACTGTACCGCCAGTTCCTCTTTGTGACCCAGCGTAACTAATTATGACGATACCGGAGCCTCCTGTACCACCTGTGTAAGAGGTTGGGTCAGAATATCCACCACCACCGCCGCCACCACCTGTGTTTGCGGTTCCGGCGCTTCCGTTTCCTGTATTGGCTGCATTTCCACCGCCACCAGAGCCACCCGTTCCCGCCGTACCGCCACCCTGTCCAGCGCCTCCACCACCGCCAGCGTAGGTTACAGAGGAGCCAGATATAGATGATGCTGTACCAGCGCCCCCGTTTCCACCAACGGTGCTTGTTCCATTTGCGCCAACTGCGCTTGCACCACCTCCACCACCAGCGCCTAAGTTTGGAGCGCTGCCAGAACCATTACCGCCGTTGCTTCCTTGTGATGGAGAAGCAGATGGGGTATTACCAGACCCACCAGACGCACTAGAAAAAGACCCTCCGCTAAAAGTATAAGAACCGCCTCCACCAGAGCCTCCATTACCTCCAGTAGAATTTGGACTTGAATTTCCTGAACCACCACCTCCGCCACCAGCGGAAGTAATTGAAGAAAAGACGGAATTATTACCGCTTACTCCTCTTGTATTAAGTGAAGAACCGTTGCCGCCAGCACCAACTGTAACTGTATAAGAAGTGCCCGGTGTCACAGATAAACCTGTGCTAGTTCGATAACCTCCCGCACCACCACCGCCACCAGAAACCCCACCACCCCCGCCCCCACCCGCTACTACAAGATACTCCACAGAATACGGATAACTTGCTTGAGCAAAGTATTTCCAATCAGAGCCGTTGTAAACCTCATACTGCGATTCTGTTGTGTTGTAACGAATCATTCCGGTAGAAGGAGAAGATGGGCGTTGTGCCGTCGTTCCTACTGTGACGTGGAAAGCACCAGTTGATTGGCTAGGCGTATCGTATGCGGCTGCACGACCCGCTGGGTAGTTAATAAATACGTCTTTTGTTCCGGCAGAAAAATTAACTTTATTGCCGCTATTGGACGACGACAACACGGTATCGCGGGACAAAGTTGACCCAGATGATGTGTATGTCCCAATGCCGTTTTCCCACTCCGACCCCATCACAATTGAATAGAACGTGGTGTTAGCATTTCCAATAGTAGAGAACCCCTGGTAGCCAGCAGACGCGCCACCTAGCGTAATCGTCCCCGTACCTGTCGTGGTCGAAGTTTCCTTTACGCGGTCTTTAAGGACGAAGGCCATTAGTCAAGCGTTACCGTAAGGTTGCCAGTAATAATCTTGAGAATGTCGCCAGAGTCGATGGTCTTGGCAGTCGTCAAGGCTGTGTGCATGAGCAGGTTGCCGCTAGTAACCGCGTCTAGAATCCCGATAAAGCCCACGGAACCCCACGAAGCCGTACATTGCGGGAACGTAACGTCTGCACTAGAGGTAACGACCCCAGCCGATGCTGTGGTCACGGACAGGGCTTGGCGGGCATAGGAGCCACCAGTTACTTCCGTACCAGAGTTCGTGTCTGTCGGGTTGGATGTGTAAAGCCCAACGAACACCGTCGTGGGTGAACTATAAGAAACATTGCGGAGAACGTGGTCTAGGACTTTGTTCTCTAAATAATCGCTAAATTCTGCCATTTTATTACCTCGTTGTAACGGTCATAACTAAGGGAACACCAGAAAACTCACTCTCCTCGTCGGAGGTGTTGATGCGGGTTATTGCTTGGTTGTAGAGGCTTGACCACGTTTGTGTACGCGGGTCGTTCATAAGGTACGGCTCTGCCTCTAAGAGGGAGGCGTAGAGCAGCGCGTCTGGGTAGTTAGCCAAGAACTCGTTGCTAGTGTTGCCTGACGACAGCACCACGGGCTTGTAGTAGTAGAGCATCTGCAAGGTGTAAGCACTATCAGGCTTTGGCGCAAACTCTAACTCGTTGCCACGCATGGTGTAGAACACCGGAAGACCTTGCTGGTCTGCGCGGGAGTTGCTAGAGAAAGCACTTGGGGAGAGGTAGGAGACTACCGTTCTCGGCAAGCCTTGGATAAACACATCACGGATGGACAGAAAGTCGCTTGGCAGTCCTACCGTCGGGTCGCCTACGGTCATAGTAGCCGTAGAGGTCTGGAGCATCCTGCGGGTACGAATGTCGCGGGATAGGCGCAACTCCGCTAGGGAGATAAAGTCAGGAATCTGGCTGGTAAGGTCACTCCGTCCGAGGTAGTTCGCTACCGATGTCTGGAGGTCGCTGAAA